GACCCGGTTGCATGATAAAGGTAGAACGGTTAGCTACCAATCCACCTTCGCAGACAAAGGGCAAAGTTCCTGTTTCAGCCATTAGTTAGCCCTTACGTTGCTAGAACCCCTAGAATTACCTGTGTATGGTATATATGTAGAACGAACATACTCAAACTTATTGACAAGAAGGGTCTGCATGTTTTTAATTCCTTGTTCAAATCTAGCAAAGTTAATACCATACTGTTGTGACTCGCCACGATACTGATATACGTATGCAGTTGCACCATCTACAATAACAGGAGAAAACCTGTCGGGTATAGAAGTTGTACTGTCATGTGCAGCCAAGTCCGTAGGAAATGTAAAATAGTCGTACTTTATTGTGTATTCTTTTTCAGGAAATGGATATAAAAGATAATTGTTATCTAGTGTTCTTACAATATAAGTAGGTGCAGAACCACCTTCAAACTGTGCAACTTGTACTCCACTAGCGTGTGTCGCTGCTGTAGTTCCCTCTGCCCCACGAGTACATCCAGTAAGAGTTGTTGAGGAACCTACGGCGGTATACGTAATAATCTCTGACCCTACATATACTTTACCTGTTGCGTCAAAACCTGTTGTGCTTGCGACTGTAAGTGTTGTTACAGAATCAGTATGTGATTGACTAAGTGTTGTAGTGGTGATTTCATCTTCTTGTGTTATGTAAGCATTAAGATATTCATTATAATCTAACTTGCGCAATCTACCACCTACAATAGCAAGGTCTGTATCTTTAACTATTCTAAATGTATTGTAATCAATTGTTTTAGCCGTAGTAGGAATGCTATACCTTACACTACCTGGAACTAATGTTTCTGTATTTGTAGCGTGATTAAAAGGATAATTAAACTCACGCTGATTAATATATCTAATAGCTTCATTAACAGCATTTTTAGCTTGCGTCTGAATACCACGAGATGATGTAAAGTTAGCAGAAGTTAACTCAACCTCATTTAGTTTAGCCAGCACTTTATTTGTTAATGTAAGGAATGTTTCAGCCATTATAAATCCTTAAAGAGTTAAGAGGGCGACTTCTGCCGCCCCCTATATTATTTAGGCCAGTGTATCGCGGTCTACTTCATTAGCAGATACATCGCCTTGGTCACTAACGTCCAGCATGACTGCATAGACACGAATTTTACCTGCAGTATATGTTGCACCATCACCAGCAAAGGTAAGGTCCAAAGTATCTGCAGTAGCAAGAGTGACATCTGCTGCTGGTGTAGCAGAAGGGGCGTAAGCCAAATCCGCTGCGCCATCAATGTCAAACGCTGCAACAAATTCATTGTCATCAGCAGCACCTAAAATAGCTGTAGCATTTGTACCAGTATTCATGGTAGCAGATTCTACAACTTGAAATCCTGCGTGTAGTACACGTGTATTTGCAGGAATAGTTAGGCACTGAACAACATCTCCACCTGTAGAAGAAATGGCTTGAGCCGTTAGGTCAACCGTCATATCTACATAGTAAGGAGTGCGTCCTCGTGGACTGTTGCCGTGGGCGGGTTTCAAAAGAGTGGTAATTGTAGCCATTTTTTAATTCCCCCTATACCAAACAGAACCGGGCATTAACAAGAGCCTCCGGTCGGAGAATCTTACGCCCATACAAATGCATACCACGAACAATGTCAGCAAAGCTGTCAGGGTCACGATATGTTTCAGTCTTGTTGATTTGCTCTGCAGTAGCAACAGCAGATGAATGCCCACCAATAATCACACCAAAGTTAGAAGAGTTTGTGCCACCTGTGGTAGCAGAACCTGTTCCAATTTCAGGTAGATTATTAGAAACATACACTTGGAAGCCGTGCAGATTATTTATAACAAGTCCGTTACGCAGTCCACCAGTCTCACCGAAATCAGAGTTCAGAAGTTTTGAGTCTTCGTCTTTCAAGATTTCCATAAATACAGGGTTAACTACAAGCCAACGACCTTGGCTGTCAACATTTTGCTGGTCTAGCTTACGAGCCATACGAGAAATAATCATCGTTGGGTTAGCGTTGCCTGAACCCGGTACTGAAGAAGCACCCGGCAGACGTGGCTGAATGCCAATACCATTGTCAGCAGAACCACCAAAGTCATTAGCGTCAACTTGCATTTCAGCCAGCAATTCGTTAGAACCTGCTGTAGAAACTGCCACTGAGCCATTAGTCGTGGTGTTAGCTGTATTAGCAGTGCCATGAATAGCAGACTGCTTAAAGCCGCCCATATAACCAAGAACATCTTGGTCAAACTGGTCAGCAAGGCGATACGCAGCACGGTCACTTGCCAGTTGCTGGAAGTTTACGTGGCTGTGTGCCTCTTCAATGTCATCAACCTTAAATGCAAAGTAGTTAGCTTTGTCAATTGTCAGGTTGAAGTCTTCGTCGTCAAGGTCTTGCGGCGTGATGGTTGTACCACGGGCATATGCCTTAACAGTGATTTCGGGTTCCTTGATAATCTTAACGGAATCACCCATAGCAGCAATCTCTCCAAAGTAGTCAGAGTTAGTGATTGCTTCAGCAACAGCCGACTTGCGGAACGCAAGTTGCACCTGTTTGCTGTAAATTACGGGAGAAAAATTACCGTTAGGAAGATTACCATAACCACTAGCAGTAGTAAATGCCATTGTTAAATCTCCTATCTAGCATCTTACAGATGCAAACTTACAAAACTTATCCAGAGGCTGCTTTGCTTGGGTGCGTATTCCAGTAAGATGGCCGTCCTACTGTTCAACGGGCCTTGCTAATCAGGTAATCCGTAAGACTTTGTTGTTTGCTGGATGTGGTGCAAGCAGATAGCTAGTCTAGCTTACACCCTATTTGTATATAGTTATATACAAAAATAAATATTTGTCAACACTTTTTTATCTAGCAGACCCAGATACATCATAGATAAACTTACCACTGCGGATAGCTTCCATAATTTCATCAGAGTTTTTCTCATACTCTTGTGGTGACATTTTTTGTACTTGCGACTCTTTCAAGTATGTAGACGATTCATCACTCTGCGGCTTACTTCTTTTATTTTTCGGCGCAACTGCCTCTGCTGCACTCTTATCGTTCTTGCTCTTAGGCTTTTTGCTAATCTCTCTATCTGCTTTGTAGAGGTCAATTGCTCTTCCTGCTGATCTGGCATCATTATCATTTTCGTACAGTGCATCCTGTATCCACTTAGGTTGTTCTTCTGCCCACTCGTGAAAGTCATCGCTATCACGAATTTCATCGAAGTCAGGATGCAGACGCATAAGTTCTGCTTCAGCTTTTTCCTTCTTGGCATCGTATTGCATTTCGTCAATTGCCTTCATGCGTTCTTCCAAGCTATCTGCTTGTTCTTTCGCTTTCTTCATGGCAATAGTTTCTACGATGGCAGCAACGTCAGGATAATTTTTAGCCCAACTTTCTAAGTCTTCATCTGACTTAGGTAGCTTCATTTCTTTTTTTGTTGCAGAACTTAGTTGAGATTTTAGTTGCTCTAGTTCAGCTTTAAATTCTTCTGCTTGTTTTTGCTGATGTCTACGAAGATCAGAGTAACGCTTCTTAAATGTTTTCTCTTCTGCGTTAGTAGGCTCTTCCTCTTCTGGCTCAGTATCTTCTACTTCACCTTTTTGTTCTTTCATAAGCTGTTCAAGTTCTTCTTCTTCTATTTTGCGTTTTTCTTCGTTAGTATACTTACGATTTGCAAACGCTACTTTCTTTTGGGGCTGCATTTCTTCAGCCATGATTTCGGCTTCTGCCATTTTCTTTACTCCTTGTTGGGGCCAACGTAGCCACCTGTCGGGTGGGGTATGGGTAGGCCAACTAATTACAGACTATTATATTTTGGTTAGTCTGCTAAACCAAGAACGTCAGAATCATACGCTGAACCGTAACCACGATCTTCTGTGCCTTTTGCTACGTTGTCGGAGTATGATTCAAAACTATACTCATTCCTAGATTCCCCTTTATCACTTTCGTACTGTGTATTGCCTTGATTCGCTGCTTGCTCTGCTGCTTTCTTGGCTGCGTTTTCTGCCGCTTTACGCTGGACT